AGAGTTCGAGAAGAAAAACAGTACGTTGGCCGCTATCCTGGGAACTACGAAAAAAAGTATCAAGGATTTAACGGATGAAGCGCGCCGGCTGGGTGCTACTACTTCTTATACGGCCGCACAGGTAACGGCACTTCAGATAGAGCTTGCCAAGCTGGGATTTTTCAAAGAGGATATTAAAGCGATGACGCCTTCCGTGTTGAAATTCGCTAAGGCGGTGGACGCGGATCTTGCCTCGGCTGCTACGCTTGCCGGTGCAACATTGCGTATTTTCAATCTTGATGCAGAAGATACGGAACGGGCTGTTTCTACTATGACTATGGGATGTAACGCATCCGCTTTAAGTTTCGAGTACTTAAATACGGCAATGTCTATTGTTGGGCCGGTTGCAAATTCTTTCGGGTTCACGATTGAAGAAACTACCGCCCTTTTGGGTGCTTTGGCAAACAGCGGTTTTGACGCTTCATCGGCAGCGACGGCAACACGTAATATTTTGCTTAACCTGGCTGACAGTAGCGGCAAACTCGCACTTGCTCTCGGTGGTCCGGTGGATAATCTGGAAGACCTGGTAAAAGGACTTAAAAAATTAAACAGTGAAGGAATAGACCTTAATAAGGCACTGGATTTAACGGATAAACGTTCGGTTGCCGCATTTAATACCTTTTTAAATGGTACTGATACCGTTTTAAATCTCCGTGATGCAGTAACCGGAGCCGAAGAGGGATTTAACGCCATGTCCGAAGAAATGGGTGATAACGTTCAAGGTGCATTAAACCGGCTAAGTTCAACTATCGAAGGGGTAGTTTTACGTTTCTATGAATCAAAGGGTATTCTCCGGGATTTAATAGACCTTGTTACGCTTATGGTGGAAGGTGTAGGGGGTATGATTGACATGTTTAATAAATGGGGTGTTGTCACTTATACCGTTACCGCTTATCTGGTTTCTTACTATGGAGGACTGAAAATCACTACCATGTGGCACGCCCGTTTTAAAACGGCGACCCTTGCTTCGGTCGTTGCAGAGAAAGCGCACGCCGTACAGCTTTATATCAGCCGGGCGGCTACTCTGACTTATGCGGCAGCCCAGGCACTATTACACAAGAATACTACCAGATGTACCGCCGCCCTCCGGTTAATGAGGATCGAACTTTTGAAGAATCCTTATGCAGCCGTTACCGCCTTGATACTCTCTGCCGGCATGGCTATTTACCAGTTTACTAAAAAACTGAAAGAAGCAAGGGACGCACAGGCTAATTTTAATAAAATAGAATCGGAAGTTTCCGCAACCTTACAACAGGAAAAGGACCAGATAAAAAGTCTCACAAAAGCGATACATGACACGAATTTAAGTGTGGATGAGAGACGGGAATATATAAAGAAGTTGCAGGAGATCGTTCCGGAGTACCACGCTTCAATCAAGGACGAAGGCGGGTTATATGATGAAAACACGGAGGCCATTAAGCGATATTTAAAGGCGAGAGAAAACGAAATGAAGATGAACTCGCTAAAATCTCTTATGCAGCCTTTGTATGATGAAAAAGCTAAGCTGGAGTTCGAAAGGGACGAGCTGGAGGAAGAAATCGCCGATCTGAATAAAAGAATAAATAAAAATCCCCGGTTGAGTACGGCAAAAATAACGAAGGTTTCACGGCTTACCATTGACAAAGCGGAAGTTGAGGAAGATTTGGCAAAGGTAAATAAAAGACTGGAACCATATATTAAGAAACTGGAGGAATGGCAGCGGGAATCAGTTAAGATCACGACGGAAGGCACTAAGGCGACCGGTAATGCAGTAGAGGAAGAAACCTCCCTTATAAAGAAGCTGGAGAAAAAAAGGAAAGAGGTTCAGGAAACATGGAAGGAGGATACTAAAGAAAATCTTGCCAAGAAAAACAGGGAGATAGAACGTATTGATGAGCAGATAAAACATTTAAACGAGCTGGGGAAAGTCAAAAAGAAAGTGGAAGCCGGGGAGTATAAAAATACGGAAACGGCCGCCACATTAAAACCTCTGGAGATCGAGCACGAAAAACGTATGCTTCTAATCAAAGAGAACCGGGAGAAGGAAAATAAGACGGAAGCCCAGTATATTCTCGAAGGGACGGCGGAAAACCTTCGCTATTACCGGGAACGTCTCGATGCCCTCCAAAAGCTGGAGGCAAAAACACCGGCTAATAAAAAGAAATTACTCGATGAAATCCACAGGATCGAAACGGAAGCACAGACGGCCATTTTTACGGAAACCGGCAAGCAGGAGGACGCCCGTATAAAACTGGTACAGGAGAAACGGGGCGAACGGTTAAAGATCGAAACCGCCTATTACAACGTCCAGAAGGACACCATGGAAAAAGCGGTATTAAACCGGAGTATCACGCAGGAAGCCGCCGACGCCTATATGCTGGAAGTTGAAGCGGAGCACGCCGCAGAACTTCTGGAGATAAACCGTACTTACCAGAATGATATTGCCACTTTGGAAATTACTGGCAAACAGAAACGTATAGAAACAGCGACGGAAGCGGCCGACGCCGTGCGTGAGTCTGAAATGAAGTTATTGCGTGACCGGATGGCTATCGCGCAAATGGTGGAGTTGCTGACATCCGACAAATCCGGGACCGAAGGGATGAAAGAACGGTACGATAAGGAGGTAAAGGCAGTAAAAGCCAAATACGACGCCGCCATTGCCATAGCAAAGGCCGCCGGCCTTTCTACTGTGGAGCTGGAGAAGGCGAAACAACAGGCGATAAAACAGCTGGATTTCCAGTACCAGAATGATCTTTACCAGATACAGGCGGAAATCGGGACATCCTGGAGCCAGGAGTACGACCACGAACTGGCAATGTTGGAAAATATGCACGACCAGGGGCTGATTGACGAAAAGACATATCAGAAAAAAAGGCTGGAACTGGGAATACAACATGCTAAAAAATACTTTGACTTTTATTCCGGTCTTGCTTCTTCCGTGGTGGAAGCCATGCAGCAGGCCGAAATCGACCAGGTGGAAGCAAAATACGATGTTCTCATACAGGAAGCCGAAAACAACGGGGAAGATACCGCCGCCCTGGAAGAAGAGAAGGAAAATAAGAAACTGGAAATTCAAAAGAAGTATGCGGATGTAAACTTTGCTATCAAGTGTTCCGAAACTGAACCCGACGCAGCGTTTCCTATTGTGAGGCCCCCCGCCGATCTCGGACCGATTGCCGGAGCCATTGCTGCGGCAATGCTTGCGGCTACCGGTGCCGCCCAGCTTGCAGCGGCCAAAGCTGAACGGGACAAGATTAAAAACATGTCTGTAAGTAATACCACCGGCAGCAAGACCGCCACGGCTGAACGTGTTGTTTCCGGTTCTTCCGGAAGCGGGTATTATGAAGGCGGTTACACCGGTCCCGGTGGCCGTTATGAAGTGGCCGGCGTAGTTCATAAGGGGGAATATGTGGTACCACAACCGGAAATGAATAATCCTAAAGTGATCGACGCCGTTAGTACTATCGAAGCGATCAGGCGGCAGCGTACCAATGCCAACCCGTTACCACAGAATCCGGGTGAATATTATGAAGGCGGTTACGTCACTTCCCCTGCAGGTGATTCTTCCTACCGGGAGTTCCTGGAAGCAGCAAAGGAGCTTCGCGCCTCCTGTGAGGCTATCAAATTGATAAAGGCCTATATCGTTTACCAGGATTTGGAGAAGGCCAAAGAAACCATAGATAACGCCCGCGACACCTTTACACGCGGAAAATAAGTAATCATTATGCTAAAGATTAAGACGAACAAAGGTTATCTGGATTTAGGGGGTGACTTTACCGTACAGATCGACGAGAAATCCCCCGTCATGAACGACCGGGGATCGCAGACCGTACCGGTCACGGTTCCATGTACCGGTAACAATGCTAAAATAACCGGTTTTGCCCACCGTCTCGACATGGGCGTAAAGCCGATGAATGAAGATCAGGCATGTACGGTACTGGACGGAGTATATAAACGTACCGGAAAGATAAATATCGTTTCCGCCGGTAAAAAAGAAGGTATTACCCTTAACATCGGCTTTGACAATTCGGAGGCCTACAGCGCCTGGAAAGCAAAGAAATTAAATGCCATTACATTACCGGTGAAGGAATATAGCAGCGTAAATTACCTTTGTGCGCATTTGCAACAAGTATTAAGAGGTTATCAGACTGATTATGCCGTCTTCCAGATTATGACCGGTAACGATTCAAAAGATAACCAGTCTTACCCCAAATACCTGAATTATATCACGCCTATATCAGAGGGAAGTAAAGTCTATAAGTTGCGTTATCAGGCAAGAACGGAAACTTTCTTAGTAAATGGAACTCCGACTGCAGTAACACTTCCGGAAGGCTACGGCGTAACGGCCTTTTTATATGTATGGCGTGTACTGGAACTTGTTTTTTCGGAATTTGGATATACCATAACCGAAAATCCTTTTAAGACGGATAAACAACTTTATAACCTGGTAATCCTGAATAATGCGGCCGACTGTTGTGTTAAAGGAAAGCTTTCTTACGCCGATTTAATGCCGGATTGTACGGTAGAGGACTTTTTAAACGCCCTTTATGTGCGTTTCGGACTGGTTTATAATGTTTCTTCCGATACGAAAACGGCCACTTTAAGACTGATCCGTGATATTGTGGATGATGTTCCGGACATTGATTTATCCCGCAGCCTGACAGACGAACCTTTAATAACTTATGAAACGGCCCGGCAAATGAAGTTGTCGGCCAAAACTTCCTTTACCGGTGCGGCCCCCTCTGTTGAACGGTTTGAAGACTACTTAAAGGATCAGGAAGTGGCCCGCCTGGCGAGAGTTGACGTTTCCCAAAGGGTGATACACCTTAATTATGAGGAAACGACGGGACGCTGGTTCAAATGGGATGAAGACAACAAGCGTCTTACTTATTCTTCATCGAGTTTCTTTTCCTGGGACCGGAAAAGCGACAGTATTGAAGATAACGAATTAACCAGCGATGATGAATGCGTTCCAATGGATTTTGCCCCGAATGATATTCTTTCCCCTCAATATCTGGCCGATTACGTACACCGTTACACATATCTTAAAACATCCTCCAATAATGATGATGAAGATTCGGAGAAAGTGGAAACACCGTTATCTTTCGTGTTTGCGTTTACATCCTCACAGAATAGTAAATATCCTTTCGGTTCTGTGTTGCCTTATACTTCCGAGGGTGAGGAGGTCATCCTCAAAGACGGAAGTAAACATACGATATCGCTTTTATTTCAATATAAGAACGGCCTGTTTATAAACTTCTGGAAAAAATACGATGCCATAATAAGACACTCTTTCAACCAGGTAGAAGCAAATACCCTGTTACCGGTCCACCAGCTTATGAGCATGGATATATTGACACCTGTAGCCCTGCGGGGACAGTATCTGCTTTTTGACGGACTTTCTTATTCGCTTCCGGCAAATAAGATTGTACCTGTCGATCTGACATTAAGAACACTCCGGTTAATAGCTCCCTATAATCTTGACGAGGAACATTTTATTAAAGATTTCGGTAGTACTTTATATGTCTGGAAACTGGTTCGTAATACTCAGGCGGAAGTGCAGGAAAATAAAAAGCAGGAGGTATTGAACTACTTGAAAGGTTTAGGCTTTACTATTGAGAATGAACGCTATTGGACCATAACGGACGGTTTTATAAATCCCGGTACGGATGATTATATAATAGAAAATCCGCCCACCTCTGAAAATGATACGCTGACGCGGGATTACCAGTTCCAGTTAAGAGTGAATATAAATTATATACAGAATGATCCGGAAGCAACTACCGGAACTTATAATGAAACATTTACCCTTTCGTATATAGGGGAGTTCATCTCCGTTGTATATTCCGGTTAATCCCGTCCTTTATTCTTCCTTTGATAAACCCAACTTTTGCAGCATGGAAAAGCAGAATAATATCGTACTTGCTCCGTGTACCACACAGGTAGCAGAGCTTTACAAGCTTTGGAGGGAAAATCATTCGGGGAAGCTCTCGGACTTTTACAAGTTCCTGACGTCTCCCACGGATCAGCGTGACCATTTCCTTTCCGGGCTTGAAAATAAGAGTGAGTTTAACGGAATATTCATCGTTAACACGTTTGAATTATGAGTTTGACAGCAAGCATCGATCCGACGAAAAACGCCTTTACCGGAAACCCTGTCTATCTTTCGGTAGAAACTACTTCTATGGCGACTTACAATATAATGTATTTCGTGAACTTTGAAGCCATGCGTTCCATATTTACCGGCAACGGTAACGGAAGTTTCAAGGTAAACATTGCGGAGGTCTTGGAAACGCTTTTTGTCGATATTCCCCCGTTAACGGACAGTTCCGAGATGTTGATAAGCCTTTCCGACAAACGGTATAACAAGGCGGTCGTCACGGTCGCCATTCAAAACGAGGAGGAGGAATCGACCTATCTGGTTGTTACCGCCTGGCGCGGTGGTATATCCAAACGTTCTTTCAAGAAACTGCATGAAAAGGGAAGTAACATTTTTGATTTGAAGTTCTTGAATGAATCCTGTAATTTCTTCTTTACCACCCGGAGTGATGACTGGCGTATAACGATGCGCGAAACGGAGCTTTACCCGCTCTGTTTCATCTATCCGGAGCATGAGCTGAAAATAACGGAACTTCTTACCGGACAAAGCCTTGCAGTGCCAGGTACGGCAGGGAATTTCTACGCCTTGAACCTGGAGGCCGTAAGACTTAAATTCTTTACCGATTACGGGGTACTGGCCAACCTTTTTGACGTGTATAGCGGTGATACGTTCGCTCTGCGGATCGGGATCGAGCAAAGCCCGACGGTTCGCGAGCATTACCGGCTCCGGTTCCTGAACAGTTACGGGACTTACGAAGTGTTTTCCCTGGAAGGCGAGGCAAGCGTAACTCCCGGCATGGATGAAGACGAAGACGCTGTTTTCCGGCGTTACGATGAAATTACCGATGATTATTATTCGGATCGCATACGGACGGAGATACAGGAAGCCGTAACGATTAAGACGGGATTCAAACGCCCGCAGGAAATACGTTTTCTTCTTGATCTGCTTTCCTCTGATGATGTCTACCTGTCCGGTTACGGTCGAGAAGAGATAAAAGTAATTCCTTCGGCGGAAGAGTTTTCTTACCGTGTCCGTCCGGACGCACCGCAGAACGTGACGTTAAAACTCACGTTTGCCGACAAAGAGTCCAACTGGACGGGAGAAATTACGGAAAGCGGCTACCGGAAACCGAAGGTTCATTCCAAAGAATTTAGTAAACAATTTAATTAATGTATCTATATGGCAACACAGGAGTATATCGATGATCTTATTATAGTCATTGAAACCGCAGAGGACGCAGAAAGCGTTACTAACCAAATGGTGGCGGCGGTTCTTGACTTCTTGAACGAACACCTGAAACTGGTTTCCCAGGGTAAGGAAGTCGAGGCGGAGGAAGCCGCCCGCATTGCCGCCGATGCAGCATTACAGAAGGCTATAGACGCCGTTTCTTTACGTATCGACCGACTTGTCGGTAACAACGCTTCGCAGGAAATCGACAACTTTAACGAGATTCTTAATTTCTTAAACGGGCTTAAAGACAGTGATTCACTTGCCGCATTGCTGGCCGATATCAACGCCCGTATCGGCAGCGAAGACAGTTCGGAGAGTGAAGACGGTTCCCTTTGGGGAAAACTGAAAAGTTTGTCCCAGGATATAACCAGTTGTTCCGATGACATAAGCACATTGCAGGTAGACCGTGACAAAATAAAACAGGAGTTGCAGCAGACGGCCGGACTCCAGGTTTCAACTTTTACCAACGTGAACAACCTTTTGAACGCTGGTACCGTTTATAGTGATCTGTCGGGGGTATTTGCAGCATTGAAAACGGCGGGAAAGATTAACAATGTCCGGAAAAACGGTATAATCCTTTCTTTCCTTACTGCCGACGGCTGGGTGACGAAGCAATTTAGAGGCAATCCGGACACAGATTTTGAGAATGCCGAAAAGTGGGAGGATTTCGGCAGCGGCGGTTCGGCCGGCGGAAATACCTATAACGTAACCGGTAACATGCCACTAACGGAAGGTTTCTATACTCTTGCTTCCGCCATTGCCGCGGTACCGGAGAAACAACGCGGCCGGGGGCGTGTTATCACCTTTGAAACATCACTCGGCAAATGGGAGACGTGGCAATTTACCGGAACCGACCCGGCTGTCTGGGATCAGGAGGCGAGCTGGGAAGAGTTCGGCGGCAAAGGAACGGTAAAGAGTGTAACGGTAAACGGCGAGAAGCAGACGCCGGACGCTACCGGTAATGTGAATGTAAACGTGGATATCCTGGAAGTGGACGAAACTTTGTCCTTAGATTCCACCAATCCGGTAGAAAACAAGGTTGTAACCGCCCGTTTTAACGAGGTGGACGCTTCCACGTTGTTTAATGTGAATGCGGAGGTAAGCGAGGATGAAACGTCCGTCCGCCTGTCTTTCCAGAACAAAAGCGGCGCGGAAATTACCGCTGTGGATATCCCGGCCGGTTCTGGTGGAGGTTCCGGCGAAACGGTGGCTACTAAAATTGTATTAAATGCGGCTGTAGATAATGCGATCATCAAGGAAGGCGGAAACGCCCGTCTTACTTATACTTACGATCACCAGTACACCACGGGGGACGAAAAAGGGGAATCCACCGGGCAAAAGGCAGATATAACCGTTACGATCAGGCGCGGAACGACTACCATGTATTCCCAAACAGTCAGCGATGTTTCTAAAGGTAGTTACGAACTGGACCTTTCAAATTACTTGCTTGTGGGAAACACGGATATTTACGTAGTGGCAACCACTACTGATCCGACTACCGGCAAGAAACAAACCCGGCAGGCGTTTACATCCGTGAAGGTTGTCAGCCTTTCCCTTACCAGCTCTTACAATCTGGCCGGGGCTATAGCCGCCGGCGGTTATACGCTGGCCGATACGATTAATATTCCTTATGCCGTGAGCGGTTCCGGAACAAAGGTCGTCACGCTGTATCTGAACGGCCAGCAACAGAACGCGCACACCATTACAAGATCGGGAACGACAAACGGCAGTTTCAGTTTGTCCCCTTCTTCGCTTGTAACCGGCCGGAATACCGTTCAAATGGTTGCCGAAATGGAGGCTTCCGCCGATCTCGTGTTAAAATCCGAAAGTATCTATATCGACATCCTGAAATCCGGAGGATCGGCACCGTTTATCGGCACGATGATGAGTTTTCCGGACGGCCGTATTTTTACGGAGGATCATCTTGTTCCGCGTCTGGAAGCGGGGCAGTACGAACAGGTGAAATTTGACTTTGTGGCTTATGATCCCGCCGCGACGCCGGCCAAAGTGGACGTTTACCGGGACGGGGTGCAAACGCAATCTGTCAGTGTGCCCCGTACTACGCAGACATATACCAACCGTTTCACGCAGCAGGGCGAAATCTGTATGAAATTTAAGACGGGAGCCACGGAATACCCGTTTTATATCGACGTGAGAGAAAGTGGCATCGATTTGCAGGAAACTACTGCCGGGCTTGTATTGAAACTTTCGGCAGCCGGTCGGAGTAACAGTGAATCCGATCCGGGAGCCTGGGATTATGGCGACATACACACAACGTTTGCAGGTTTCGACTGGAACAGCAACGGCTGGACGGGCGACGCCCTGAAACTTACAGGAGGCGCGAAGATTGAAATCGGGTACCAGCCTTTCTCCACGGATGCAACCACTACCGGGGCTACCTATGAAATGGAAATTCTTTGTTCGTCGGTAACGGATCGGCAGGGGGTGATACTGGACTGTATGGCCGGCGATATCGGTTTCCAGATGACAACGGAGCAGGCCCTTATGCGTGTTTCCGGCGGTACGGAAGTAAGTACGAAGTTTGCAAGTGATATGAACCTGAAAATAGCCTTTATTGTCGGGGCCAAGGCCGGCAAACGTTTGCTGGAACTTTATGTGAACGGAATCCGTTGCGGGGCGGTGCAGTACGGAGCTACCGAAGGACTGCTGCAGGCACAGCCGGTGAACATCCGTTTGTTCAGTGATACGGCGGATGTGGAAATCAGGAATTTCCGTATTTATAATCGTGCGCTTACGGATGATGAAGAATTAAACAATTATATGGTAGACCGGACTACATCGGATGAAATGGTCCTGTTATTTGAAAAGAACGATGTTACGGGGGATAGCGGTACGGATATCGACATAGACAAGCTACGCGCCCAGGGAAAAGCGGTTATGCGGATCGTCGGCGATGTGAACCTTGTCAACGCCACCAATAACAAGAAATTCGAGGTCCCGGTCGATATCTATTTTTATAGCCCGTACGGTAAGGAGTACGATTTTGTAGCAAGAAATGTCGGTCTAAGAATACAGGGTACATCATCCACCACTTACCCGCGTAAGAATTACCGTCTTTATTTCCTGCGTCTGGAAAAATACGGAACTACACTGGAAGTTAACGGCGTGGATGTGCCGTCTCTTGAATACAGTTTCAAACCGGGAGCACGACCGATCAGTATATTCTGTCTGAAAGCGGACTTTTCCGATTCTTCCGGTACACATAATACCGGTGCGGTGCGTATTGTGAATGACATCTGGAAGAAGTGCGGGTGGCTGACACCGCCGCAGGCTGCATATAAGGGGGAATATGATGTACGTATAGGTGTAGACGGTTTCCCTATGGACCTGTTTTATGACAACGACGGCACCGGTGCGAATACTTATCTGGGAAAATACAATTTCAATAATGAGAAATCGGAAAGTGCGATTATTTACGGTTTTGAAGGAATTGAAGGATTCAACGACGAAGCCTCCCTGAACGGGCAGCGTAACAAATGTATCTGCCTGGAGTTCTTGAATAACTCCGAGGCCCTTTGCTTGTTCGGAACTACCGACATGTCTTCTTTTGATGATGCGCTGGAATTTCGTTTCAAGGCGGACACTACCTGGGCGGATGCACACGAAGACGATAAGGCGGCAGTTACAAGGCTTTGGAACTGGATAGATTCATGTAAAGGTAATTCTGCTAAGTTTCTGGCGGAATATAACCAGTATTTCGGTAATGACAGCCCGTTTGCATGGTATCTGATTACCGATTACTTTATGGCCGTGGATAACCGGGCAAAAAATATGATGCTGGCAACTTGGGATTCTCTGATCTGGTATTTCCTTCCTTACGATATGGACACTTTGTTCGGTGTGCGTAATGATTCGGTACTGAAATACGAATATACCATTACCCACGAAAGTTTTGACAACAGTATAGGTTCTTATTCGTTTGCCGGCCATGATTCCGTTTTATGGGAACTGGTACGCGGTTGTCCGGACAAATTGCGTGAAGTGGCGGAAACCTTGCGTAGCAATATGAGCCTTGAATATGTTCTGCAAGTATTTAACGAGGAGCAAATGGGTAACTGGTGCGAGCGGATTTATAACAAGGATTCGGAATATAAATATATCCTTCCGCTTACCGAAGGGGTGACAACCAGCAGCGGAACCAGTTATTATAATTATCTGTATGCCTTGCAGGGCAGCCGTTACGCACACCGTACTTATACCATTCAGAACCGTTTCGCCCTTTTGGACAGTCAGTACGTGGCCGGTACTTATCGCCGTGACAGCTTCGCGGCTTATTTCGGGTATAAGTTCGGCAGTGATAACCGGAAAATTCGGATTACGGCCTCCGAACGGTATTATTACGGGTACGGGTACACGTCCGGAACACCGCACCAAAGCGCGGTACTTGCAGAAATGGCCGGTAGTGTGGTGGAACTGACAATGGACACGGATTTGATTGTAAACGATCCGCAATATTTCTACGGTGCAAGCCGTATTCGCGGGCTTGATCTGACGGATGTAAGCCACGCCATTGTCGGCACGTTGAACCTGAACAACTGCACGGCCTTGCGTGATCTGAATGTTAGTTGTGAGGCCGGACAGACGACATTTAACGCCCTTCTGGTGGGTAATTGCCGTAATCTTCGAAAACTCGACATATCCGGGCTTAAATCTTCTTCCTTTACCGGTATGGACCTTTCAAGTAATACCAAACTTGAAACCTTTCTGGCCGGTGGTACATCCCTTACCGGTGTGACATTCGCCGGCGGTGCGCCTCTGACCGTTTGCGTCCTTCCCGGAACTTTGCAGACTCTCGAACTCCGGTACCTGAACAAATTAACCAATGCAGGGCTGCAGCTGGAAGGTACGGCAAATATCACGCGCCTTGTGATTGATAACTGTAGCCTGATCGACTGGAACACGTTATTACAGCAATGCAGTGCGACCAGCTATCTACGAATTACCGGTATAGATATGGACGGGAACGGTAATTTGCTTCGCCGGCTTATGACAATGGGCGGCGTTGATGAAGACGGGGGAAACGTGCAGACGTGCCGCCTGGTAGGTACGTACCGGCTCACCCAGTCTATGTCGGATGAAGAGTACGCCGCCACTTGTGCACACTTCCCGGAACTGAATATCATTCAGCCGCAGTTTGTCGGTATAAAAATAGATCAGACGGTAGGAGACGGGGAAAAGATTACGAATCTGGATAACTCTACCGGATATGACTATAATACTGAATTTACCCCGTCTTCCCATATATTGGAAGTGTTGTCGAAAAGACGTTGTATTCTGGCTAAAAAGACGGCGGAGGGTGAAATGACCTGTTACCCGCTTCATGATGAGAACCGAAATAAATACGCGGATAGTGACAGCGTGGAGAACGCCACGGATGCAGTATTAACCGGATCGGAAGGTGAAGTTTACGTATATGAACCTCATTACTGGTACAAAGGAGTAACGGACGTGCTGAATCAGTGCCTTTACGGTTTTATTTCAAGCAATGAGGATGCGCCGGCAGCAGCAGGGTACACCAGTGTAAGATTTACCCGCGAAGAACTGAACGTGACGGAAGGGATCGGGATTCGTAAGAATACGGATTACACAACCCTTGAAGAGGCGAAAAACAAATACGAATCCGGATCGTTCGCCCTGGTGGATGTCCGGGATTACAAGCAGGTTCGTTTTCCCGGTTTTGCTTCTACTCTTTACGGGGCTGTATTTGTAGATGATGCTGGGAAAATACTAAGTCGGATCAGCGTTTCAAATGCGAACGGTTTTATCAATGGTATGTATCTGTTTTGTGCCGTTCCTGTAGGGGCTACGAAACTGGCCTTTACTTTCCTTAATTCGGCGGCCTTCGATTTCGTTTTACTCACGACATCGGAAAGTGTGGAAGCGATCGAGCCGGACTGGGTAGAGCATACGGAATGCCTGGGCGGTGTTTATGAAGCCTATCTGATTGATGATGTGCTGCGTTCTGTCAGTGGTGTTTCAAGTGTAGGAACTATTTCACAGAGCCAGGCAGTCAAATACGCCCAGAACCGGGGCAAAGGTTTCCAGCTGTTCGACTGGGAGATGCACAAGGATGTGGGTAATCTGCATTTCTTTAAATACGGTAATACCGATTCGCAGGGAGTTTGCGGATATGGAACAAACAATTACCAGAAAGTGACAGGCCTTACCAATGCGCTGGGGATGCGTGATACGGTTTCTTATTATAAGGAAAAGGGCGGTTCCAATCCACAGGCGGAAGGTGCTTACCGGGACGGTGTAAATTATCAGTCCGTCAATGTGCTGGGCTATGAGAATTTCCAGGGAAACAAGGCGGAATGGTTGCAGTATGTCACAGTAAACAAGACGGCGGCGGACGGAAGGTGGTTTATTACCATGCCGGACGGAACGGAACGCATTGTACAGGGAATTACTGTTTATAACGCGGATATTTATCCTACCCACATGGTTTGGGGCCGGTATATGGATTTGATTGCAGCTAAAGAAGGCGGTTCCACTTCCTCACATTGGTTCGATAGGTTCTATGTGGGTACCGGTCTTTCTCGTGTGGTGTATCGGTCGAACTACAGCGCGAGCGCGTTGGGCGGTGTTTCGTATGCGTACGCGGGGCACGATTCATCGAGCACGTATGCGTTCATCGGTGTTCGGCTTGCCTTCAGGGGCATAATACGCTGGGCGGGCAGCGTCGCGGCCTTTAAAGCCATAAATCAGGCAGATTAAGAGAAAAAACAGCAACGTAAAACGTTGTGCGGGTAGCGCGGGCGTCCGGAAAGTAAGACGGGCGCCGGTACTTCCGAAAAGTACAAAGGCGGATTTCCTCATATACACTCGTGTGGTGTATCGGTCGAACAACAACGCGAACGCGTTAGGCGGTGTTTCGTATGCGAACGCGAATAACGATTCATCGAACACGAATGCGAACATCGGTGTTCGGCTTGCAAACAATTAGAATAAAGAAAAAGCGCATAAGCCTTGAAAATTGGCGTACAACAGTGGGGACGTGTCCCCGGCGTGGAGCCAAGAGGAATGAGCCTCGCCAACAGCAGCCGTTTACGACTGGAAAGGGGAAAAATAAAGCGCAGGGCAATGGGGTTTGGTAGGAACTTTTTTCGAAGAAGCCCGGCCCGGGGAATTGAAGGCTGATTTAATTATCATGTGGAGAGAAGATAATATTATAGAAGAGATTGTCGAGGACGCCAATATAGAGGACGCCATAAAAACGGTATTGCGCAAAAGAAGACGAAAGCGCAGCTTTGCCGGGCGTAGAATACTGGCGGATGTCCCGAAGGCGGTAGAGAGGATCAGGCAGCGGATAAAGAGTGGACGGTTCAAGCTCGGAGGATATCGGGAAATGACCGTAGACGACGGGCCGAAAGTAAGGATCGTACAATCGGTTTCCCTGGAAGACAGGATCGTTCTTAACGCCGTTATGAATGTGGTGGACCGGCATTTGAAAGTACGTTTTATCCGGACTACTTCCGCATCCATTAAAAACAGGGGAACACATGACCTTTTACAGTATATCGTTAAAGATATAAAGGCTGATCCCGAAGGAACCCTGTTCGGGTACCAGTTCGATATAACGAAATTCTATGAGAACGTAGACCAGGACGTTTTACTGGATGCAGTGAAAAAGATGTTCAAGGATAAAATATTGATCGGAATCCTGGAAGAGTGCATCCGCATGATGCCTAAAGGCGTAAGTATCGGGCTAAGATCATCACAGGGGCTTTGTAATTTGCTTCTATCCATTTACCTGGATCACCGGTTAAAGGATCAGGAGGCAGTAGCACACTATTACCGGTATTGTGACGACGGTCTGGTGCTTTCCGGTAGTAAGAAATACCTTTGGAAGGTTAGGAATATCATTCATGAACAGGCCAGGAAAGCCCGCCTGGAGATTAAAAGTAATGATACCGTTTTCCCGATCACCGAAGGTATCGACTTCCTGGGATATGTAACCCGCCCGGATCATGTGCGGTTAAGGAAGCGTAACAAACAGAAGTTCGCCCGCAAGATGCGCAAGGTTAAAAGCAGGAAACGCAGGCAGGAGCTGACCGCCTCATTTTACGGGCTTACAAAACATGCCGATTGCAAGAACTTATTTTATAAACTAACAGGAAAGAAAATGAAAAAATTAAAAGATTTGGGCTACAAGTACAAGCCTAAAGACGGACGGAAACGATTTACCGGGGCAAGGATCAAGTCGCCCGAACTGATGAACAAGGATGTGATCGTACTTGATTATGAAAAGGATGTTCCGACGAAAAACGGAAACCGGACTGTTATAAAACTGGAACTCGACGGCAAGGAGAGAAAGTATTTTACCAGCCTGGAGGAAACCCTTTTCATTTGTGAATCAGCGGCAAGAGACGGAGAACTGCCTTTTGAAGCACATTGCGAAGGTGAAGTAAGTGAAAAAGGATTGATAATTATACATTTTACTTGAAATGATACGAATTTATGCAGACAGCAAGGCGGAACCGGTAAGATGTACCAACCGCCGCCGGGGAATCTGGCGTATTACGTGGGATTACC